AAGCAAAATGAAGCGCAACCTCAGCAAAGACGAGGAAGAAGCGGCATTCAGACGCAAGAATAGCCAAGATCCAAATCCAAATAGAAAAGGGAAGGCAATTAACGTGAAAACAGAATCAAATGACATGAAAGATGCTCCTAGTATTAAGGATGCTAAACCAGCAAAGAAAACTAAAGTCAAATATGATCCTCATATGAAGACGATGGCACCTCAAATTGAAAAAGAGGGAGTAGAAAATCAAGTCAATGAAGGAGAAAAGGACGCCTGCTATCATAAGGTCAAGTCTCGTTACTCTGTATGGCCTTCTGCATATGCATCAGGTGCTTTAGTTAAGTGCCGCAAAAAAGGTGCAAAAAACTGGGGCAATAAGACTAAAAAAGAAGAATTTTCTGACTGGAAATCTGAACTGACTGAAAAGTGTTGGCCTGGATATGAACAGAAGGGAATGAAGACCATGTTTGGTAAGAGATATCCAAACTGTGTCAAAAAAACGAAAAAAGAAGAAGTAGAACTTACAGATGCATATGGAAAAACCTTTGCGGTTATTGATGACGTAGTCCAGAACGAAACAAAGATGGAGGCATCAAAATGTCCCAGATGTGGCCAAAACCCATGCATATGTGCTGAAACATATGATATTGAAGCAATGGTTGAGGCAACTCGTATCCCAGCAAAAACTGGTAATATCATTCAAGTATTCCTTTCCTGGAGAGGAAGAATGTATGTTATAAAAATGTTCTTCCCATCTGTTGCACAACCAAGTCGTTCAGAGGTTCAGGACCAACTCGATAAGGTATATCCTGGATCAAAGGTTCAGTCATATAAAATCTCCGAAATTAAACCAGGAGAGCAGTTTTTACATACTGAGGAAACCGAACTTGAAGAGGGATCTCCAGCGTGGCAGAGAAAAGAAGGAAAGAGTTCATCTGGAGGACTTAATGCAAAGGGTGTTGCATCATATCGTGCAGCAAATCCAGGATCAAAACTTAAGACTGCGGTTACAACTAAACCATCTAAGTTAAAGAAAGGATCTAAGGCTTCCAATAGAAGAAAGTCTTTCTGTTCCAGAATGAAAGGCATGAAGGCAAAACTTACTTCAGCTAAGACTGCAAGAGATCCAGATTCAAGAATCAACAAGTCCCTCCGTAAATGGAATTGCTAATATGAATATTGTAAAACTTTTAGGAGAAGATATACAACTATCAACTACTCCAAATATCGTTCCCGGAATTGATGGTGTTGGTGCAGAATATGTTCTACTGCAACACGATCATACAGCAGGTCAAGCACACAAAGTAATTGTGAAAGATGGTAGTGGGAATATAACCGGATGTTTTCATCTTGCACCACATAATCCAATTATCATCAAAAAAGAAAGGACTGAAACCATGGAAGTCACCAATGGAGTTCAAGACATTTATGGAACATCAGTTGTGCATATGGGATAATATTTTATGAGTGAACAGTATCTTGGCAATCCTTTATTAAAAAAAGCAAATACTCAACAGGAATTTACAAAAGAACAAGTTATAGAGTTCTATAAGTGCGCTGGTGATCCCGTATATTTCGCAAAAAATTATGTAAAAATCGTTTCTCTTGATGAGGGTCTAACTCAGTTTGATCCATACGACTTTCAAGAAAAACTAATCAACAATTTCCATAATAATAGATTTAACATCTGCAAGATGCCAAGACAGACTGGTAAGTCTACCACTGTGGTGTCATATCTGTTACATTATGCAGTTTTCAATGATAGCGTGAACATCGGCATTCTTGCAAACAAGGCACAGACTGCAAGAGAACTTCTTGGCAGATTACAAACTGCATACGAAAACTTACCAAAATGGATGCAGCAGGGTATTATATCATGGAACAAAGGATCAATGGAGTTGGAAAATGGCAGTAAGATATTGGCAGCTTCTACGTCTGCGAGTGCTGTCCGAGGTATGTCATTTAACATCCTCTTTCTCGACGAATTCGCGTTCGTCCCAAATCACGTTGCTGACTCGTTCTTTGCATCTGTTTATCCTACTATTACTTCTGGTCAAAAAACAAAAGTTATCATAGTTTCTACTCCACACGGTATGAATCATTTCTACCGCATGTGGCATGATGCAGAAAGAAGTAGAAATGAGTATATAACAACAGAAGTTCATTGGAGTGAAGTTCCAGGTAGAGATGCTAAGTGGAAAGAACAGACTATTGCCAACACTTCCAAACAACAGTTCCAGGTTGAGTTTGAGTGCGAATTCTTAGGATCAATTGATACCTTGATTGCTCCAAGTAAATTGAAAAGTTTGGTATACGAAAATCCAGCAACATCAAATGCTGGTATGGATGTATATGAGGCTCCGCAAGAAAATCATGATTATGTAATTACAGTTGATGTTGCTAGGGGTGTGGGAGAAGACTATTCTGCATTTATTGTTGTCGATATCACAGAGTTTCCGCATAAGGTAGTTGCAAAATATAGAAACAATGACATTAAACCAATGATGTTCCCTAATATCATCTATCAATTGGCAAAGAGTTATAATAACGCATTTATACTTTGTGAAGTAAATGATGTTGGAGATCAGGTAGCATCTATTATTCAGTATGATTTAGAATATCAAAACCTCTTGATGTGTTCAATGAGAGGTCGTGCTGGTCAAATTGTTGGGCAGGGATTTTCTGGCAAAAAAACTCAGTTGGGAGTCAAGATGTCCAAGACAGTCAAGAAGATTGGATCTTTAAACTTAAAGACTATGGTGGAAGAAAATAAGGTTTTGTTTAAAGATTATGAGATCATATCCGAGTTAACTACTTTTGTATCAAAGAAAGATTCTTTTGAAGCAGAAGATGGATGTAACGATGACCTAGCAATGTGTCTTGTGATTTATGCGTGGTTGGTTGCACAAGAATACTTTAAGGAATTGACAGATCAAGATGTGCGAAAAAGATTATATGAGGAACAGAAAAATCAGATAGAACAAGACATGGCTCCTTTTGGATTTGTATCCGATGGATTAGATTCTGAAAGTTTTGTTGATAAGGATGGAGATAGATGGTTTACCGATGAATATGGCGATAGAGCATATATGTGGGATTATCTATCATGAATTATAGAAAAAATACCAAAGAAAAAGTTATTGATCTAATACGCTTTGTTATTTTTATTCAATTGATAATAGTGGGAGCAACCATAATCGGTTGTTTTGTTGCTAGGTCTAATAGATGTGCAGAAGCGGATAAACAACACATTGCTAATATGATGACTGTTATAACTACTTCTACATTTGCACTGTATGCAGCGGAGAAATGATAGAAGGATTTGATGATAGTCAAATAAGACTTGGGCATTTTCTTCTTACAGATAGAAAGTGCAGAAAGTGTGGAGAAATAAAAAATCTTGTGGATGGGTTCTATAGAACAAGAAAAAACAGAGGACCAGTCGCATCTTCGTACTCATATGAATGCAAAGAATGTACTAAGAAGAGAGTTGTGAAGAAAAGAAAAAGTTATGATTTTGTTGATAATTCAATAGATATGTACCCAGATTGGTAGTTCACTCCCAGTTTCCCCTCTGAAAATTAAGGTTTTAATAAATATTTTTAGTTAAACTGAAGTTTACGGAGAAAAACATGGCAACTCCTCAATTATCTCCTGGTGTACTTACTAGAGAGGTTGACTTAACAGTAGGAAGAGCTGATAATGTTCTGGACAATATTGGTGCTATCGCAGGACCATTTTCTATTGGACCAGTTGATGAACCAATTAATATTGCTACTGAATCAGAGTTAATCAATGTATTTGGCAAGCCTAGTTCAAAAGATTCTCACTATGAGTACTGGATGAGCGCATCATCATATCTTTCATATGGTGGTGTGATGAAAGTGGTTAGAACCGCTGGAGATTCACTCAACAATGCAAATGCAGGTGTTGGAAGTTCATCGGTTAATGATCTAAAGATCTACAATTATGATGATTATCAAAGTAATCATATTGAAGATACTTCATTCGCATATGCTGCTAAGAACCCAGGAACATGGGCAAACTCTTTGAAGGTATGTGTAATCGACGACCTTGGAGATCAGATTATCGGAATTAGTACCAGTGATCCAGCAGCTGCAGGAGCATCAATTGGATATGGTGTAACCACTGCTATGACAAATCAGGTGATTCCTGGTGTCGGATCAACTTCACTGTTCAATGGATATCTGAAGGGTATTATCACAGGAGTTTCTACAGATTCTGTCAATTCAAATAGTACAGTCACTGTAAAGATCACATCCAGAGTTTCTTCATCTGGAGAGGAGACGCTGATTGACTATGCTGAGGGGGATAGAGCTTCATCATTCAAGACAACAGATACAATTTTCTTTGTAGATGAAACTGGTACCAATGTAGGAGACCTTGGATCAACAGGAACAGTTCCAAATGATCTCATGGATTGGTATGATCAACAAACTCTTGGTCTTACAAATTCTAGAATTTACTGGAAAACTATTGCTCCAAAACCATTATCAAATAATTTCGTTTTAGAAAGAAACGGAAAGAATGATGGTATGCATGTAGCAGTCGTTGATGATCTTGGATTAGTAACAGGAATTCAAGGAAATATCCTTGAGAAACATGTTGGACTGTCAAAAGCAAGAGACACCATCTCAAGTGTAAATTCTCCGCAAAAAATTTACTACGAACAATATCTTGCAGATTTTTCTGCAAATATCTATTCTGGTGCCAACCCATCTCAAGCTGCAGATGCTTATCATGGAACAACTCCCATAGCAACAGGATTTGATCCAGCATATTCCAGCGGATTTGAGCCGATCTCAACAGGTGACGGACTTTGGGGACTTGGTGCTCAGGATGTTACATTCTCTGCAATCGGTAATGTAACTTATACATTAACTGGAGGTGTAGACTACTCTGCTTCTGGTGGTATGAAGGCAGAACTGTCCGATTTGATAACTTCATATTCATTATTCTCAAACAGAGATGAAATTCAAGTTGATTATCTAATTATGGGTCCAGGATGCATGAGTGAATTTGATTCACAAGCAAAAGCAAACTATCTAATCTCTCTTGCTAATGCAAGAAAAGATTGTGTTGCGGTTGTCGGCCCTCATAGAGGAAACGTTGTAAACGTTACAAATCCAGAAACTCAAACTGAGAATCTGATTAACTACTTTGGTCCGCTTGCATCATCATCATATGCAGTATTTGATAGTGGATACAAGTATACATATGATAGATTCAATAATATGTTCAGATATGTTCCATGCAATCCTGATGTCGCTGGACTCATGGTAAGAACAAGTCTGCAAGCATATCCTTGGTTCTCCCCTGCTGGTCAACAGAGAGGTGTTATCAATAATGCAGTGAAACTTGCATATAATCCTAATAAGTCACAAAGAGATCGTCTCTATCCACAGAGAATTAACTCTTTTATTACAACACCTGGATTGGGAACTCTCCTGTTTGGTGACAAGACTGCTCTGGGTTATCAGTCAGCCTTCGATCGTATCAATGTTCGTCGTCTCTTCCTCACGGTTGAGCAAGCACTCGAAAGAGCAGCTCAGGCTCAATTGTTTGAACTGAATGACGAATTAACAAGAGCTAACTTTGTTAACATTGTCGAACCATATCTTCGTGACATTGAAGCGAAGAGGGGTTTATATGGTTTCTTGGTTGTCTGCGATTCAACAAATAACACGCCCGATGTAGTTGACAATAATGAATTCAGGGCAGATATTTTCCTGAAACCTGCAAAATCTATCAACTACGTTACTCTTACCTTCGTTGCGACCCGAACAGGAGTCAGCTTTGAAGAAGTAGCTGGTAGAGTTTGATCATTATTAATTAAAAAAAAAAACGGAGGATTTCAAAAATGTCAGCTTTACGTACAATTTCCGGATTTAAATCTGCACTCGCAGGTGGAGGAGCAAGACCCAATCTATTTGAAGTTTCTATTGATAGTTTTCCCGATAGTATTGCAAGCGTTTGGGGCAATGAACTGAGAAAGGAATTCAAGTTCTTATGCAAGGCATCAAATATTCCTGCATCAAATGTAGGTTCAATTGATGTTCCTTTTAGAGGAAGAATCTTCAAAGTCGCTGGAGACAGAACTATTGATAACTGGTCAATCACAGTTATCAATGACGAAAACTTCGACATCAGAACCGCTTTCGAAACTTGGCACAATCACATTGCAAAACTGGACAATAACAGTGGAGCAACAAATCCAACAGAGTATATGGTAGATGCAAAAGTCTATCAACTCGGTAGAGGTTATGGTTCTAAGGCAGAAAGTAAGAAAAATGATGCAAAAGGATCTAACAATGATGAGGTAAGTCCATTAAGAACTTATAAATTCATCGA